AACCACAACTTTTACTCAGCCCGCGCTTGTGGCCGGTACTGCTCTAATTGGTGATGTTGGTGTTCAATATAGGGCAACGGCATCCGGCGCAAGCGCACTGCATTTGGTGGCTGCGGCGACGACCAATTCAACGCTTATCAAAAACGCGGCGGGTAAAGTTCTCGGATGGTTTTTCGCTAACACCACTGCTTCTTGGGTGTACGTCAAACTGCATAATCAAACGACCGCTCCGACAGCGGGCACGGGCGTTGTCAGAACCATTGGGATTCCCCCAAATGATGTAGCGTCTTGGTTCTCTGAGGGCGGTATTACATTTACTACCGGTATCGGTTTGACCACGGTCACTGGGGCCGCAGACGCAGATGCGACGGCTGTAACGGCCAACGCAATTGTCGGTGAAATCGTCTGGGCGTAAGGGGGCCATCATGATGAGCATTCAAGAGCAGGTTATTGATATGTTGGTTAAACGGTTGGCCTATAACACTCAGCAGCGGCAAGCGGCAGAAAATAGGGGAGACTTTTCAGAGGTTTCTAGGCTTGATTTAGATACTTCTTCAACCAACGAATTGTTGGTTGTTTTGCGCGCCGAGGTTGGCAATGGCTAAGACCGCAGCGTGGACTCGCAAGGAAGGAAAGAACCCCAAGGGTGGTTTGAACGCCCAAGGTCGTGCGTCGTACAACAGGGCAAACCCCGGTAAGCCGGGGTTGAAGCCGCCTGCGCCAAACCCAAAGACGAAGAAAGATGCTGGCAGGCGCAAGTCTTTTTGCGCTAGGTCTGCTGGGCAGGCCAAAATGTTTCCTGAAGCCGCCAAAGACCCTAATAGCCGACTGCGAAAAGCGAGGAAGGCATGGAACTGCTAAAAGAACGTTGGGTGCCCATTCATGGATATGAGGGTCTGTACGAAATAAGTGATTATGGACGAGTCAAATCTGTCCAAAGATTCCGCAGGGGTAAATCGGGGTGTATGGTTCCTGTCCCTGAAAAAATTATGCTGGTTCAAGCAAAAAAACGAAAGAGCGGTGGTAGAACTTTGCCCTACTTAGAAGTTAAACTGCGCGACGGGTCTCCTAGACATACCCCGTGTAAATCTTTTTTGGTGCATCGCTTGGTTGCACAAGCGTTTGTTGGAGAATTGTACGAAGGCGCTCAAGTTAATCACATCGACGGCGACCACCAAAACAACTATTATAAAAATTTACAAATTTTATCCGCAAAAGAGCATGGGAGGCTTCATCCTTGTATTGTAGATAAAGCAAGAAACTTAGCCATGCAAGCATCAGCGCAAGCCAAAATCAAAGCCATGCGAAAGGCCGGAGAAATTGTTGGAAGATATAAAACTAAATTGCAAGAAACGGAATCTTAAATGGACCACCATCACGAAACAGCAAAACAAGCAGCAGACGCACTTTCTATCGCAACGGTATTGGGTACTCTTATGAACTGGCTCCCCGCAGTTGCAGCACTTGCATCTTTGGTATGGAGTTTGATTCGTATTTGGGAAACAGATACTGTTCAAAAGTGGGTTAAGAAAGATGCCAAGCAAAACTAAAAAGCAACACAATCTCATGGCAATGGTGGCAAATAACCCCAAAGCCTCTAAGCGCCTCGGCATCCCGCAGTCAGTGGGCGAGGATTTTGTAAAGGCAGATAAAGGCCGAAAATTTGAACGAGGTGGTGAAATGAAAGAATCGAAGAAAATGGTTGGCAAGGAAGTTGCGTTTATGAAAAAGAAAGGCGCTCCCAAGTCTATGATTAAACATGAAGAATCTGAAATGGCCATGAAGAAGGGCGGCAAGGTTGCCAAGTATGCTCGTGGCGGCGGCATTGAAACCAAGGGCAAGACCGCAGGCAAGATGATTAAGATGGCCGCTGGCGGCTGCGCTATGAAGAAAAGGAAGTAATCATGGCAACTATGATGGATTTAGACAAAGACCGAGAAGTTACGAAGCGGACTGTCAAAGAAAAGGGTCCGTTAAGCAAGTTATACGAAGATTTTCGTGACCGCAAAAGCGCTATGAGTCGCAAACAATCAGAGGAATCTGATGTTGCGCGAACTGGCGGCATGGGAAGCATGAAAAATGTAAGCCCCGGAACCGGTCGCGGCACCACAACTTTTGATAATGACAAAACTTTTAAGCAAGCATTTGCCGAAGCGCGTAAGTCTGGCAAAGACTCGTTTACTTGGAAGGGTAAAAAGTACAACACCGAACTCGCAAAATCTAAATCCGCCAAAGCCGATGAAGATTTGGTAAATGAACATTTTGATTCTATTGGTTCTGGTTCAGCCTCCAAAGACTATGATGCAAGCCAGTATGTTGAAGCGCATGATGAAGCAACTCGCTTTAAAAAGGGTGGCATGGTTAAAAATAGTTCTGCCGCTTCTCGCGGAGATGGCTGTGCTCAACGCGGCAAGACTCGTGGGAAAATGGTGTAATCATGGCGCGCGGGGTTAGGTTTAAAAATATACAAGATAACCCACAAGATAACCAAGACGATGATTTGCCTTGGTATATTTTTGGCGCAGCCCGTCGCGCCGCTTTGTCTGCCAAAAAAGCAAAGCGCAGCCAACCGGTAATGGGCAGTGACAAAAATGTTGATGCCGGTCTGGGCCGAGGAACAGTTTCTACGCCACCCTCAAAACAGGCTCCCAAACGCACTGTAAAGCCCTCTGTTGAACGCAAACCGGCGGGTGAGTATGTAGCCCCATCCAGTCCAGAATCTGCACAAACTGCCGGAATCAAAGGTCTCCCCGGCGCACAAAGCGGTATGTCAAAATCAGAGGGCAAAACAACGTATTTTGGAGAAGCACCAGAAGATGCCGTTGCAACTGCGCCTCAAATGCGAGAAGGTTTGTTTGGCGAACCTATTAGTCAAGAAGACTGGGATGCAATGACTGCTAGAAACAAACAATCTGGTTTCTGGAGCCAATTTAAAAAAGGTGGCGCGGTTAAGAAAAAACCAGTCAAAAAGCATGCAAAAGACGGGTCTGTGTCGTCTCCTTCGAAGCGTGGAGATGGCTGCGCCCAGCGCGGCAAAACAAAAGGCAGGATGGTCTGATGATGCCCTGTCGCGGCATGGGTGCAGTTAGCCCAAAAAAATTGCCAAGGCGTATTAAAAAACGTGATGGCAATGAACCTGTGGAATTGTTTTCCAAAGGTGGAGAAAGTCGCGTAAATGAAGCAGGAAACTACACCAAGCCCGGTATGCGTAAGTCATTGTTTAACAAGATTAAATCTAGCGGTAAGGGTGGCTCTCCGGGGCAGTGGTCGGCGCGTAAAAGTCAAATGCTAGCAAAACAATATAAGGCTAAGGGCGGTAAGTACAAGGATTAACTTTTTAACGCGCTGCTAATGGTGGAATGAGATGTCCCGAACATTTTTGCAATCTGTCGAAGGCTATATCCGGAATCAAGAAGGGCTTGGTATTCAGTTTTACGCGCCTCATGGATTCGCCGTTTTGCACTTGCAATTTTTTGAGATTCCCAATTATGGCGTTCGCCACCAAATAAAGAGTTTTGTTTGCAAGAAACCCAACGCAAATTTTCAACAGTGTTATTCAAACGGTTTCCATCAATATGGTCTACTTGCGGAAGATTGTTTGGGTTTGGTAAAAAAGCTTCTGCAACTAGCCTATGAACATATTTTTGTGCGCCACGACCTAAAGCAACTCTGTAGTACCCTGTTGTATGCACCCAAGCGGATAGCATTTTTTGCTTATCAATCTTCACGCGGCGCTGTAAATTTCGTTGAGGGATATCTGACCAGTTTGCGCGTACATTTCCTAGATTACTTACGGAATAACGTCCAGAAGTTTCAGCTATTTCAATCCAAATTTCGTTCATTTGGTTCTCCTTTATGTGGACTATGACATGGCACTACGAAAAAGTCAACAGTCTTTAAAAGCTTGGGGAAACCAAAAATGGAGAACTCGCAGTGGCAAACCATCAACGCAAGGACCGCAAGCAACCGGAGAGCGATATTTACCGGAAGCGGCGATTAAGTCGTTATCACCGTCAGAATATGCTGCTACGACTAGAGCGAAGAGAGCGGGCAAAAGAGCAGGAAAACAATTCGTAGCGCAACCAAAAAATATTGCGAAGAAAGTAGCGCCACATAGAAATAAAGGTAAATGATGACCACATCTGGAACGGCAACCTTCAACCTCGATTTAGCAGAACTTATCGAAGAGGCATTTGAGAGATGCGGCTCTGAACTTCGTACTGGTTATGATTTACGCACCGCAAGACGTAGTTTAAATTTGCTTACTATTGAATGGGCAAATCGCGGCGTAAATCTTTGGACAATTGAACAGGGAAGCATTGCCTTGTCTAGTGGTGTGGCAACATATACTTTGCCAATTGATACTATTGATTTAATTGACCATGTTATTAGAACTGGTTCAGGTCAAAATCAAACTGACATTAACATTAATAGAATTAATGTAAAAACATATGCTGTTATTCCAAATAAAAATGCAACTGGCAGGCCGGTTCAAGTTTGGATTAATAGGCAGTCTGGCGCGGATTATCCGGTTAGCGGTGTAGATAATCCAACAATTACAGTTTGGCCAACTCCGGATAATTCACAAAACTATACGTTTGTTTATTGGCGAATGAGGCGTATTCAAGACGCAGGGGCTGGCGGCTCTAACACGCAAGACATTCCGTTTAGATTTTTGCCATGCATGGTTGCTGGTTTGGCATATTATTTGTCTATGAAAATTCCCGGAGTTGACCCACAACGAAGGATTGAATTAAAAGCGGAGTACGAACAGCAATTCCAAATGGCGTCTGAAGAAGATAGAGAAAAAGCGCCGATTAGATTTGTGCCGAGAAATTTGTTTTATAGGTGATATTAAATGCCAAACAGATTTTCTAGTGGCAAACACAGTATTGCAGAATGCGATGTTTGTGGTTTTCGTTTTAAGTTAAAAGAATTGAAGTATTTAACTATTAAAACAAAACAAACAAACATAAAGGCTTGTAAACAATGCTGGACGCCTGACCAACCGCAATTACAAATTGGTATGTATCCTGTTAATGACCCTCAAGCCGTTAGACAGCCTAGACCAGATACTAGTTATTATGTTTCCGGAAATAACGATGGTGGTAGTAGAATATTTGAATGGGGCTGGAACCCTGTGGGCGGCGCAAGCGATGGTGGATTAACTCCAAACAGCCTTGCTCTTAGAATCACACTCAGCAGTGTAACTGTAACTACAACTTGAGGTATGAAATGGACAAGATGAAGAAGGTGGCCGAACAAGAGGTCAAGTCGCACGAGAAGCGTATGCACAAAATGAAGAAGGGTGGCGTTACTTCTCTTGATATGAAGCAGTACGGTCGCGGCATGGCTAAGGTCATGAACCAGCGCGGTTCGTCGAGGGGTCGATAATGGAAAATACTAAAAAAATTACTGGCAACGGCTACACGCCGCAGCCCGCTCAGGCAAATGAAGTAAAAATGTCTGTGGGGAACATCAACAGGAATGGGTACAACCCCACTCCCAAGACCGAAGGCGTGACTATCCGTGGTTGTGGCGCTGCTACCAAGGGCACCAAGGCTCGCGGCCCGATGGCGTAAGGGTTTGTCATGGATTACGCATCATTAGTCTCTGAAGTTCAAGCGTACACCGAGAACCAGTTCACTACG